GAGAGGAAGATCCTTCTTGGATTTTACGAGTGTCGTTTTGACATATTCGTAATGAGGATTGTAGATAGAATCCTTGACATACTCCCAGCGTTGCTCGAAGGTCATCTTATCCCTGGCGAGGGCTTCAGCTCTGAGATCAAAGAAATCGAACACGTGGAACTTGAGCTTCAGAGGATTGGTCTTGAAGGTACTCGTGAGTTCCTCAAAGTTGAGGTTAGGGTCAAAGGCTTCACCATCAACGTATTGACCATCCTTGAGTCCCTTACCAAGAATTTTAGTTCCGGGGATGATCTTCCCAGTTCTTGAGATGCCACCATCTTTGGAGACAAGTAGGCGAACACCATCCAGTTTGGGTTGAACGTAGAACGGTTCGGAGATGTATTTCTGGCGATCTTCCCATTTGTTCGCCAACATGGGAAGCACAGTCGTAGCCTTGGTATTCGCATTCTTCCAGATAGTTTTAGCACGTTTCGTAGCACTATCGTATCCGAGCGGTACCTCAATCGCAGACTTAGTTTCTTTACCATTAACTTGTCCAGTCGTTTTCACTATACACCAGACCTCGTTGATTTCCTCGACACTGATGTCAAGGTAGCGCTTCTTGTTGTTTTTATCGGTAGTAAAAATTGTATCCATTATAATAATAAAAGATATGATTCAGGTGGTAAATTATGAGAAGATGGAGCGACTTAGGGCTCCTCCGCTCACAAACGTACCTGTCAACCTGAACACTTTAAGTATTATTATACTGATAGTGGGACTTATTTATATGTATAAAAGATATATTACTATTAAACAATCTCGTGAACAATCTCGTACTTGAGACATTCGCTAGAATCTATGTAGACATCATGTGTCATCATTTCCTTAAACTTTGGTTTAGGAATCTTCGTTTCACTCGCGTACAAACGTTTCATCATTTTCATGATCTTTTTGCACGTTTTTAACTCATCTCTTAAATCCTTATATTTACCCATAAATCCCGCAGACAACTGATGTATGAGTATATGCGCATGCTTTCCAATCATCCGTTTCTTACCACCGAGGAGCATAAACGTCGCAGCACTACAGCACGTACCCTCGGCTATCGTATGAACTCTTACACTGGAACGTCTGAGTGTGTCCATGACACCCATACCAGCGTATACATCACCCCCATCACTACAAATGTGAATGGTTATAATTGGATCATACCCAGGAAGTTCGATCGCTTTCTTTCTCAAATCTATTTCTAATTTTCTGAATGTTTCTGTAAATTTTAGAATACTAGTTCGATCTATGTCGCCATAAAAATAAATGTCGCACCCAACGACGCGCACAATTTCTTGGGTCTCGTCTTCACTCTCTTCGTCAGAGCTCATTTAATACATGTGTCATTTTCTTTTTAACTTTCATAACTTCACTCGTTTTCAATTTGTTATGAAGAGCTAAATGATTCATCACGTCGAAATCACCAGGTTCCAGCTTATATTTAAAACATGTCTCAAAATTACCAATTTTCGCGTACTCTCGAAGAATTTGTAATTCTTCTACACCGATTTTTGTAGTGTTTCTATTTTGAATATTTTGTATTTTTTGTAATCTCATTTTATAATTACCATACTTTGTCCAGGTACTTCCAGCTTGTAATTCATCTGGTTTTAGTAATTCACCCAAATAATGCTTGGGTGTAGCTATACCACATAAGGTATAATAAGGCATAAATTCCCATTCCCCCTTGTATATACCAGCGTCGTACACATCTGCTAGAGATAATGACTCTGAAATTTTTTCAATATTACTCTCATTCGAATGTGGGTAATTACCATGTATAACATCTATCACGTGTCCCCTTTCATGTACAGTTTGTGAAATATCAAATGTCCCCCTATGACACAACACTTCGACGAGTATACTTTTAGACGTTTTAAAAATATCCTTTTCATCAGACTTATTAATATAATGATAAAAATCGCGAATGTTCCCAGCGCACTTATCCGATGCAAAGCGAGCCCCGGGGTTCTCTGGTTCTAAAGAAGCTATTTCATCAGCCGTTCGCTTGGGTACGATTATCAACTCAAACCCAGGTATTATATGAACAGAATTTGAAACAAAAACGACAGAACCCGTCGTTAAAGGTTCCTTTTTTGAAGTTATCCTTTCCATGAGCTGTCTGTGTCCATACACATTGACATCATACCCATCTATGAATATATGAAAAGATGTTTCACCTATGAGATCTAAAAAGGTACTCTTTCTTTGGAAAAGTTCACTATGTATCTCTATACTATTGGAATTATCCAAAACTTTTTCCAAGATGAATGTTTTTCCTACACCAGAAGAGCCACATAAAAACACGTTCAACCCCTTTTTAACACATTCTTCCAATCTTTGAAGTTCTTTCGTGTGAAGCGTGGGGGTTGGATCTTTTTTTTGTGGAAGTATTTTAACAAAGGCATCCATGTCTGAAGACTTTACTGAACAAGCGCTAGATATTTTTTTAGAAAATGATACACTTCATAAAAAAGTTATTGAACCTATCAAACGAAAGGTATACCCTTACGTTATAAGTATTTTACTCTTTAATGTTATTCTTTTTTTGATGTTGGCTTATCTGACTCATCGAGTATATCTGCTACAACTTTGATATTCTCTAATTCTTTGTTTTTTACACGACGGATACCTTCTATCTCCTTATCTAATTCGTGGCGCATCTCAGATTCACTCATGAAGGTTTCTATGGGTTGAATGTGTAATATTTCGGGTTTAAAGAATTCCGAATCTTCAGGAAATTGTTTTTCAAACGCTTGGATGATGAAATATGGCAGAGGTGGAGATTGTTCTATGAGTCGGTCATATTCTGCGCGACATGTTTCTATCATAGTCGTCCCGTCTATAGAACGTTCCTCTACAGGGAGAGATAACTCCAATCGAATAGTGCGGGAAAGTTTACCGTATTGGAGTGACGCAACTCTGCATCCTTCCATCATTTCGTTAATTTTTAAGAATTGCATGATCGTGGCTATGATTCCTGCTATCAGATTCATCGCACCGATTACAGATGGGACCGCACCTCTCATGTTTTCTGGAAACGAATTCTGTGCAAAATTCGCAGTTCCCGTTATCGTCGAAAGAACAATAACTGGTAATGTAAATCTCATACTTTGTTTTTTGAAGACTAAATATGCGTGATTGTGCATGTATCTATAGCAGGCGGACGCCTCGCCCCATGTTTTCAGGATAACTTCTTGCTGAGGATGCCAAAATGGGACAACTTTGGTAGACTTTTTGTTATTCATACTATAAGTTCGATAAATTTCTGAGACTACTATAAATGAAAAAGAAGCTTAATCCTCAAGTCGCGACGTTCATTATAATAGCACTTCTCGCGGCTGTCATGTATCTTCTGATGTACCCTAAAGAAAATATCGTTCAAGTTCCTTTCCCTGTAGAAACGATAGCACCCAGGGAAGTCGTCATGGAACCCGAATTCCGGAATCCACCTATTAAAAAGTACAAACCTGGACACGTACAGCAGATGGGCGTTCTACTCGGTGATAATAACGAAACACTTCCTTTATACGGGAAAGAGGTTCGAGGTAGACGCGACAGGTATAACTATTATACCGCTACATCTGGGGATCAAATATACCCACTGTCTGTTACACATAATGAAAGGGATTGTATGGATGATATGGGATGTGGGGAACTCTACGGAAACGAGAGCATCAGTGTCATGGGCAACGACTCAAACTTCCAAGCTAAATTGTACAGAACCGATAATTTTTTTTAACTCGGGTTATATAAATGAACGCCGTAGAGCTCGAAGCTTATGATTTAGAGCAAAAAATAGCATCAAATTCACAACTCGCGTATGATGCAAGTTTATCCTCTCATTCGGCCGCGGAGGCGGCGCAGCAGCAGTATTCGATAATTCAACATTCGGAAGCTCAGATCGACACGATAAATCAAGTCATTAAAGAAACGTACGATGAAATTGTAAAACCAGGGACTACATACGTACAATCTGTAGAATATTTACAATTGATGAAAGATGCCAAAGTTGTATTAGAGGCATTTTACACCGCCTCTTTGAGCGCATCAAATTTGGCAACTCCTCATATAAATTTGGCCCGTGAAAAGGGTGATTTGGCTGAAAATTATACTAAATATGTAAATGATTATTCGGTCGATTTACAAGAATTAGCTTCCGACTATAATGTATAATTTATCTAACAAAAACAATTCCAAATTTATTAGTCATTAATTTTTTAGCTTCCTGTAAAGATGGTTTAGACCATAAAAGCCACCTTGACCAAAAACCAGCCGTTTTGACCCCCTGTTTACTCCACGTTTCGCCCATTCTCCCATGACGAGCTAAATATCTTCGCATGCGAGAAGGATCTTTGTGTATGGTATAATCAGAATACCCCTTTCCACCGAAATGAACTTTTGATCCACCCGGAAAAATAGCGGTAAACTTTTTTTCAGGGTGTAAACTTTTGATAAGTTTAACTCTCATTATTTTATACGTAATATAATAATACGATGGCATCCCTAGTCAGATATTTGGACGGATCGTATCTAGATGCTGGACTGTATTGGATTAAGATTGGGGATAAATTTACATCTTTACCTCTCGATACGATACGCACTGTAGATGGATTGTATACATATTCATCAATGCCCTCTGGTGTTTCTGGGCGTTTAGCTGATGGATCATACAAATTAATAAATGGTGGATACCAAGTTCCTAAAATAGGAGATGACGGGTTCCCAATACAAAATATGTACACGTATAGAATCATCGGTGAAGGTGGTGGTTTCGATTTACCACCCGGTACTACTAAAACTCAAAATGGAGAGTTCAAATTACCGGATAATACTATCATAGATGGAAGAGCTGTTAAGATGTCTAACGGTAGTTTCAAACTTCCTGATGGTTCATTTATGTTAAGTAATACTAGTTCACTTAAAATTTCTAAAAATTTAGAAAATGCTGCGACACATGTGGATATCGCAAAAAACGCTGGCGGTCCCGACGGTCTGGCCAAATCAACCAGGACCAAGGTATCTGATATATCCGATGGTATAACCGATTCGTTAACCAACTCTCTCATAAAACGAAATGAAGTTGATGGAAAAATAAAAAATGCGGATGATGCGGTCACTGGTAAGAAAAATCTTGACGAGGGTGCGGATTCACAACGTCCTAAAGATCCCGACCCAGATGCGGATGCGGCTTTGAAAAGACGTATCGACGCTCTCGAAGTTGCGTTAGGTATAGCAGGTTTAGGTATGTTAATAGGTGGTTTATTAATGGATAAGGGTGATGAATCGGAAAGAACCGCGAGCGACAATGTGAAGGGGTGTGTAAGTTTGTGTTTACCACATAATTTTTCAGAATATTATTACGGTAGGGTGGGTTATGATGAATTGAAATATACTACGATGGAAAGTGCGCGCGAAGAATTTCCTAATTTAGCGATATATCAAGATCAACCATTTTGTAGTTTAGAAAATCAGGATTGCTATGCACATTGTAAAGCTGCGTGTTTCAACGTTCATCAAGATGAACAAGAAGATGATGGAGACGGAGACGACGATGATAAACCTTGGTGGGAAAAGTTATTTCCAGATGTGGATAGTAATATATTAACAGCAGTAGGATTGGCTATATTAGCAGTCATAATAATTGCCTTTTTAATCATGATATTCTCACTTTACTCTTCATAGCTTAAAGAATTTCCATTCTTTATGTATATGATTCTGAGTATAGACGTGGGAATCAGAAATTTGGCTATGTGCCAATTTAATGAAACATCTAACCTAGTCGTAAATTGGGACGTTTCCGGAATACCTCCCGAGCATAAAGATGGTGTATATGTTTCATTAAGAAAGCATTTAGACGAAAGACCCTGGATTCTCGAATCAGATATCATTTTGATAGAGAAGCAACCCGATCGTAATAAAAAAATGAAAATGGTGGAACACTTTTTACACGCGTATTTTGTCATAAAAGCTCCAGAATCTGAGACGATCATATACGATGCGAGATTTAAAATTCCAGATGTAGTGGGTCCGGGAAAAGCGCAATATATGAAACGTAAAAAGGTATCCATAGAAAGATGTGAAGCATTTTTACGTGGGGATGATACGAATAAACATTGGATAGAAACCTTCATGAAGTCTAAGAAGAAGGACGATTTAGCTGATACTGTCATGCAAGCTATAAGTTTCACGAAGCGTGTAGAGCCCAAGAAAAAGGAAAAGATCGTGAAGAAACTTGTTCCCCGAAAACCTAATGAAAATCAAAAGCGTACTAAATATTCCAAATGTAACCTCGCGTACATATATAAAAATAGTCCCGAGTGCGAATGTCTAGAGAATAATAAAAGATTCATGAAAGATCTCAAAAGGTATTATAGATCCATAGATGATCTGATTAAAGAAATGACCCTTTGATAATTCAAAATGCAAGTAAACGTACTCGACCATGGATTCGTGCGACTCGTCGACACTATGCCCAGAGAAAACCTCGACAACTCGATTGTTCAGGCAGCTCGTGTCTCTTATGGAGATGGAACGAAGACTTCTCGTGGAGATACTGGGCTTATTAGATATCTGATGCGACACTGGCACACGACACCTTTCGAGATGGTAGAGTTTAAGTTTCACATTAAGATGCCCATTTACATCGCACGCCAACATCTTCGCCATCGTACCGCGAGTGTAAATGAAATGTCGGCTCGATATTCGATCGTTCCCAAAGAGTATTACAATCCGGATACCATGCGAGGACAATCTGAGGTCAATCATCAGGGATCAGAAGGTGAAATTAGTGTAGCGTCCGAACTATCCGATGCGGGGTCTCAACATCTCGAGAATTCGTTTGATATCTACGAAAAATTACTCGAAGAAGGTGTTTGTAGGGAGCAGGCCAGGGGAAATCTCCCCCAATCGACGTATACGGAGTTCTATTGGAAGATTAACCTTCATAATCTCATGCATTATCTTCGCCTACGAATGGATTCTCATGCCCAGAAGGAAATACAAGAATACGGTAAAGCTATGTATGATCTCGTAGAACCACTCGTTCCTATCACGATGAAAGCGTTCATGGATTTTAGAGTGGACGCGATTCAATTAACTGGTCCAGAAATCAGGGCCCTCAACCATGGAGAGATCATCAAATCCCCCGGGGAGCGCAGGGAATTTGAAGAAAAGTTAAAACGTTTAAATTTAAATGTCGATACAAAGTAAATGCTCGCCATAACAAATACAATGACCGTATTCGCCGCTGACAAGAAAAATAAGGGGTTCAAGAAGTTAAGTAAGAAGATCCAAAAGGAACGTGATACTGACGTGGACAAGATCAAAGAGAAGGTCTCTGATATTTTCCGCGATGAACAGAATCGTATGAAGGGGTACCTCGATGAACATAACAAGCTGATTAAAAAATCCGATAAGCCCAAGAAGAATGGTAAGAAATCTATTGATTTTTACGAAAAGTAAACCATAGGGTACATAAAACAAAAAACATAGCTAAAGGTGGGTTGTCCCTAAATTTCTCAGCCAATAGAGCGCACACCACGCTGTATTGGACGATCTTAATTTCCTGTCTTGTTTTGATCATAGTACGTTTCATAGACCCCCTCGATTTTTGAAGCCCCGATACAGCCGTACTTATTTTACCTATCGTCCCGGGAATCTCCGTCGTCTTCATGAATATATCACCAACATCCACGGATTCTATTATCTGCTGCTGAATCAAGGGCTCCAAATATATGAAATAGTTAAAGTCTGGATCCAGTTTCAGACATATACCCTCTATAGTCGAAAAGGCTTTTGCGAGGTACACGAAACTACTCGGTACCACGAATGGTTTTTCAATCGCGAGTTGTGTAGAGAGATCATCGTTTACGATTCCAGAACCATCTAGGGTCTCTAAATACCCTAAGATGTTTTCAAAAAATAATTCAATGTCCGAAATATCAGTAGAAGTCGGAACAATAACACCCAATTTCACCAATGTGTCAACTACACCCGCGGTATCGCGGGTAACTATAAATCCAAAAAGTTTTGTGAATCCATCCCTTAATTCTTCCGACAATGGTACGAGTAATCCAAAATCATAAAATACAAGCTTCCCTTTCGGTGAGAATCCCAAGTTTCCCGGGTGTGGATCGGCGTGAAATAGACCATTATCCATAGTTTGTATGACGTACGCATTTATCAGGGCTTCGCATATCTTCTTCTTATTTACCTTTTTGTCGGTAATCTCGGTTAGTTTCACTGATGGTACATATTCCATGACGATCATTTCATCGTTTGAATACTTTTTATACACTTTCGGAATTTTCACCCACTCGACGTCTTTCATACTTTTCCGAAATTTTATAGCATTGTTAATCTCCTGTTTATAATCCGCTTCGCCTAAGAGATATTCTATAGACTCATCTAGAACTGAACCAGAACTATTTCCCGTATCGATACCAATGCGCTCTAAAAAATGTACTATACCCCGTATAGTATTTGTATCCTCCTTCATGATATTCAAAATTCCAGGACGTTTTACTTTTACAACAACTTTTTGACCGTTTTGGAGTACGGCCATATGGACCTGCCCGATACTCGCGGATTTAAATGGTACAGGGTCAAATTCTTTAAAAATATCATATTTTACATCTATGTCAATTTCCACGGGAGGAACATCATCTTGCAGGGATTCCAGTTCTTTTGTAAACTCTGGTGGATACAGGTCCGCTCTCGTCGAAGCGATTTGTCCTAATTTTACAAATGTTGGTCCAAGATCGAGAAGTTCTTGCTTCACCCATCTACCAAGCTCTGATTTATTTTGTACAGT